CCTCGCTCAACCCTAAACAAGCTCCTTCGCTCTGGAGCGACGGCCCCCGCACCCCTGTCTCCAACCCCCTTGGCCGCAGTTGCCAAGTTGCCCGCCTCTGTGCGGGCTTTTCTATTTCCCGACCTGACGTATTCAGGGAGATCCATCATGGAATCTGGACAAGTCCTTCAGGGGCCTGCCTCGCTCAAACTTCAGCCGTTCCCAGGTATGGAGGACTGCGCAATTTTGCAAATCGTGGGCCTTCACACTTTTGAAGGCGAGCAAGGGAAGGGCCACGGCACAGCCCTGATGCGGGAAATTTGCCGACGCGCCGATATGTCCATGTTCCTTTTGGTCCTTTCCCCCGAGCCGTTTGGGAAACGCACCATGGACGCAAAGCAACTGGAATCCTGGTACGGGAAGTTTGGATTCGAAGTTATCCAAAAACGACCAGTGCTGATGTGCCGCGAGCCCAAGCAGCATGGACGCGAGGTGCTGCAATGAGCAACAGAGCGGCAATCCCCCAGATCCTAGACGCCATGTGTGAAGGCGTCAGTTTGCGTACTGCTTGCAAGACCTACGACGTTGCCGTGAGTACGTTTTTGCTGTGGGTGAAAGAAGATCAAACCCTTGCTGAGCAGTATGCGCATGCGCGCGCGCGTCTATTAGACGTCCAAGCGGAAGAGCTTGAAGAGATCGGCGCTAAAGCTGCAATGGCAGAAACGGCAGTTGAGGTTGCCGGTTTGCGTCTTCAGTCCGACAACCGAAAGTGGCTGCTGTCCAAGCTGGCGCCTAAGAAATACGGCGACAAGTTGGAGCTTTCCGGGGATGAAAAGCACCCACTCTCACTGATTCACAAGGTGGAGCGAACGATTGTCCGTCCTGAGCCTGCCAACGGCTGAGGTATTTGAGCCCCTGTTGCAGCCGGCTCGATACAAGGGCGCTCACGGTGGCCGGGGTTCGGGCAAATCGCATTTCTTTGCTGATCTTTGGCTTGAGGAAAACGTCAGCGAAAAGCTGGACTTTGTGTGCCTTCGGGAGACGCTGAAGTCGTTGGAGTTCTCGGTCAAAAAGCTGCTGGAAAGCAAGATCGAAAAGCATAACGCTGGGGCGTATTTTGATGTTCAAGACCGTCGCATTTTTTCCAAGCTGGGAGGGGTGACGATCTTTGAGGGCATGCAGAACCATACGGCTGACTCGATCAAGTCGCTTGAAGGGTTTGACCGAGGGTGGTTTGAAGAAGCACAGAACGCAAGCGAAAAAAGCCTAACGCTGCTGCGCCCGACGATCCGCAAGCCTGGTTCTCAGTTGTGGTTTGGTTGGAATCCAGACAAGCCGACCGATCCAATTGATGCGCTTTTGCGCGGACCTGTGCGGCCTGACGATTGCATCGTGGTTCGAGCGAACTACATGGACAACCCGTGGCTCCCCCAAGAGTTGCGGGATGAGATGGAGTTTGACCGCAAGCGCGACCCGGAAAAGTACCGATGGGTTTGGCTGGGCGAATACCAACAGAACAGCGAAAAGCGCGTTTTCAAGAACTGGACGGTAGAAGAGTTTGAGGTAGACCCCAAAGCAGTCATGCGACAAGGCGCAGATTGGGGCTTCAGTGTTGACCCAACCGTATTGGTGCAGTGTTGGATTGAGGGTCGAAAGCTCTATGTGCCCTATGAGGCATATCGAGTTGGGTGTGAGATCGTAGACACGCCGTCACTTTTCATGACTGTTCCTGAGTCTGAGCGGTGGCCGATTGTTGCTGATTCGGCGAGGCCCGAAACAATCAGCCACCTAAGGAAAAACGGCTTCCCCAAAATTATGCCCGCTGTTAAAGGGGCACGAAGCTTGGAAGAGGGCGTTGAGTTCTTGCAGAGCTATGACATCGTTGTTCACCCGCGCTGCAAGCATCTGATCGATGAGCTGACGCTGTACAGCTACAAAACCGATCCATTGACCGGGCAAGTCCTCCCCGTGCTTGAGGACAAAGATAACCACGTCATTGATGCGCTGCGATATGCCTGTGAGGCTGTCCGCAGAGCAAAGACGCGCCCAAAGATTGAGCTTAAAACGACTCCGCAAGGCGGGTCAGATTGGATGATCTGATGAGCATCAAAAACACTTCGCAATGCCTTGGGCATGTGCAATTGGCAAGCCTTGCATCGGCTACTGGCTTGACCGTCCCTTCTGGCGCGACTGCGTGCTACATCCGCGTTGAGGGTCAACCCGTGCGCTTCCGCGACGATGGCACAGACCCGACCGCCGCCGTTGGCATGTTGCTGCTTCCAGCTGATGTCCCTTTCTTCTACGACGGGACCATGACGGCGCTTAAGTTCATTGAGACTGCGGCCAGTGCCAAGGTCAACGTTGCCTTCTACGCCTGATGAGCGACAAAGACGACGACATCCTTCAGACGGCGAAGGATAGGTACAAGCTCGCCATCAGTAGGGCCGAGCACAACCGCGAGCGTCAGAAGCAGGATATTCGGTTCGCCGCCGCGTCGCCTGATGATCCATGGCAGTGGGACGACACTTTGCTATCTACGCGGCGAGGTGATCAGCGACCGACGTTGACGATCAACAAACTGCCGCTTCACATCCGACAAGTCACCAATGACATGCGGATGAACCGCCCGCAGGTCCGGTATCGTCCTGCCGATGACAAGTCAGACCCGGAAGTTGCCGAGATCCTGAACAGCCTTGTGCGACATATTGAGGCTCATTCGCAAGCCGACATGGCTTACGACGTTTGCGCCTTCAACCAGGTCACGTCGGGAGAAGGCTACTTTCGAGTTCTCACCGATTACGTTTCCGAGGACTCGTTTGACCAAGACATTTTCATTCGTCGGATCGATGACCCATTCCGAGTGCATTTGGACCCTGACCGACTGGATTGGGCGGGCTCGGACGCCAAGTGGGGATTCATTGATGACGACATCAGTGAAGACGAGTTCAAGAAAGAATATCCTGACGCAGACCCGATCGATTGGACGTTTGTTAACGATGTGACGTGGTTCACGTCTGACAAGCGAGTGCGGATTGCTGAATATTTTGAAATTGAGGAAGAAGAGCTACCTCTGTACCTTTGGGCAAATGGGGCGACGTCTTTTAAGGGCGACCCGATGCCTGAAGGTGTTTACATGGGAGAACAGCCCATCAAGGAGCGCAAGTCCTGCAAGCGCAAAGTGATCTGGCGCAAGATCAACGGCCAGCAGGTGCTTGAAAAGAAAGAATTCCCTTGTAAGTACATCCCAATTGTTTGCGCGGTTGGAAACGTCTGGACTGTTGACGGGAAAAAGTACATCTCTGGCTTGGTCCGCAACGCCAAGGATTCGCAGCGGATGTACAACGTGGCGCAATCTGCCATTGTCGAGCGCGTGTTGCTTGCGCCCAAGGCTCCCTGGGTCGCGCCTGCTGAAGCGATTCAAGGATATGAGCCGATATGGCAGAACGCCAATGCAAAGGCGCATTCGTTCTTGCCTTACAACCATGTGGACGAGTCCGGAGCGCCAATCCCAGCTCCTACGCGCACGCAGCCTGCCACGGTTGAGCCCGGTTTGAATCAGATCGCCATGGGGGCATCTGATGACATCAAAGCCGAGACTGGGCAGTTTGATGCATCGCTTGGGCAGAAATCCAACGAAACCAGCGGACGCGCCATCATGGCTCGCCAGCGCGAAGGTGATATGGCGACATATCACTTTGTGGACAACTTTGCTCAAGCCGTCCGCCAATTGGGCGTAATCATTTTGGACATGATCCCGCGTGTTTATGACACGCGCCGAGTTGCCAAGATTCTTGGCGAAGATGGTGATGCGGCCACGGCCATTCTTGACCCCAAGGCGCCGCAAGCATTGCAAAAAGTGCGCGACGACGAAACGGAAGAAATCCAGCGCATTTTCAATCCGAATGTCGGTTTCTACGACGTGTACACCACAACCGGCCCGAGCTTCACGACTCGGCGTGTTGAATCGGTCGAGGCGATGACGCAGTTGCTGCAAACCAGCCCGGATTTGTGGAAGGTGATCGGGGATCAGTTTGTCAAGGCTCAAGATTGGCCCGGTGCGGAAGACATGGCCGAGCGGCTGAAATTGGTTCTTCTGCCCGAGGTGCAAAAGAAGATCAGTCAAGAAGAGGACGTTCAGATCCCGCCCCAGGTTGAGCAGGAACTGAGCCAAATGCAGCAAATGTTGAAGCAATTTCAACAGGCGCTGCAAAACGCTGACACGATGCTTGAAGAGGCTAAAGCCAAAGAGGCCAGCCGAGAGGACGAAAACCGAATCAAGGCATACGAAGCCGAAACGAAGCGGCTTCAAGTCCTTGGCACGACGCTTACCCCTGAGGCTGTGCAGGCGTTGACCGTGCAAACGGTGATGCAGATGATGCGAACTCCTGACCCGATGGAAGAGCATGAATCCGCAGAGTCGCCGCAGTGGGAGGCGATGGAGCATGCGCCGCCAGGCGGGACCCCAATGGAAATGATTGAACAACCGCCTTCGGGCGGTTTTTCTTTGTCCGGGCAATAACGCCCGCGTACCTGTGCGTTCACAGGGTTGATGGCATCCGTTGAGAAACGCTGCCTGGAGATGAGTGTTGGAAAGCACTGAACAGACGCTGGCCCCCGTGCCGGAGCAAGTCGTAACGGAAGACTCTAAACCCGTGCAAGACGCCCCCCAGGTGACTGCTGCCGAAGGGGAGGTGGAAACACAAGAGCAGGCAAAGGAAGAGCGGAAATTTACCCAAGCTGAGGTAGATGCCCTCATCCAAAAGCGACTCCTGAAAGAGGAGCGACGGGTTCATCGGCGAATTGAGGCGCAGTTGCGAGAGCAGCAGCAATCTCAAGTCGCGCAGAAGCCACCCGAGCGCGAGGAATTCAGGGACGACGCGGCATTTGAGCAAGCCCAGCTAGAGCATCTTGCGGCCAAGAAAGCCGAAGAGATCCTAGCCCAGCGCGAGCAGGCCAAAAAGGCAGAACAGCAAGCGGAAACGTTTCTGGAGAAAGCCGAAAAGGCAAGCGAACGCTACCCGGACTTTCAAAGCGTCATAAGCAATCCGGCATTGCCGATCAATGACCACATGGCGGAGTTCATTTCGGACTCTGACCTGGGGGCTGATGTTGCTTATTTCCTGGGGAAGAACCCGGCCAAGGCTGCGCAGATTGCCAAGTTGACGCCCGTCGCGGCAACCCGCGAGTTAGTCCGTATTGAAGCGGAACTGGCGAGCAAGCCAAAAGCCCAGCCGAGCAACGCGCCCGATCCGATCAAGCCCGTTGGCGCCCGTGGAAAACCGTCGTCTTCATCGCTTCCGAGCGATTCGGACGACGTGGATACATGGATGCGAAAGGAGCGAGAACGAGTGCGCGCGCGCTATCGGTAATCCACCTCCCAAACCGCCCTAGAGGCGGTTTTTTCTTTGGAAGAAAGAAATGGCCAATTCTATCCTCACACCCACGATGGTGACGCGCAAGGCGCTGCAAATCTTGCACCAAAAGCTGAACTTCATCGGCTCCATCAACCGCAACTACGACGATTCGTTCGCCAAGACTGGCGCGAAGATCGGCTCCACCCTGAAGGTTCGTCTGCCCAACGAATTCACCATTCGCACGGGCGCCAACCTCTCCACTCAAGCCGTTACCGAGCAGTCGGTGGACGTTGTGATGGCGACCCAAAAGGGCGTTGACGTGTCTTTCAGCTCTGCTGAACTGACGCTGCAACTGGACGACTTCGCCGACCGGATCCTTGAACCGGCGATGGCCGTTCTTGCCTCCAACATCGAAGCCGATGCGCTGAACATGGCTTTGGACGTGTACCAAACCGTGAACAACGTTGGCGCTCCGATCACGCTGAACCGTGCTCTGGCCTCTCGCAAGCTGCTGACCGATGCGCTGGTCCCGACTGGTGATCGCACGCTGCTGCTCAACACCCAAGACAACCTTGACTTGGTTGATGGTCTGAAAGGCCTGAT